CCTCACCACGCCCGTTTCGCTGGCGTACAACGGCACTATTGCCATGCTGGTGACGGGGCCGAGCGGTTACATCATTGACCCGGTTGCCGGCACGGTCGCGCTGATCACCGATGGCGACTTTTACGGCGCGGATAACGTGTATTTTCTCGACGGCTATTTCGTGTTCAACCGCACCGGCACCGGGCAGTTCCAGATCACCCAGCTTTACGGCGCGGCGATTGACCCGCTGGACTTCGCCACGGCGGAAGGCGCGCCCGACCCGGTTATGGCGCTGGCCGTCGATCACCGCGAAGTATGGCTGTTTGGCGATGACACGACCGAAGTTTGGTATAACGCCGGCAATGTCGATTTTCCGTTCGAGCGGGTGCAGGGCGCGTTCCTTGAGATAGGCTGCGCCGCGACGCAATCGGTCGCCAAAATGGACAACTCGCTAGTATGGCTGGCGACAGACGCGCGCGGGTTCGGCACGGTGCAGCGCGCGGTGGGCTATGCGCCGCAGCGGATTAGCACGCACGCAATCGAAACCGCCATCGCGGGCTACGGCGTCATCAGCGATGCGGTGGCGTTCAGCTACTCGCAAGAGGGCCATGCGTTCTATCAGATCAGCTTCCCAACGGCGGGCGTGACATGGGTTTATGACGCGGCCACAACGCTATGGCATGAGCGGGCGCACCGTGACCCGGTGACGGCGCTGCTAGGGCGGCACCGTGCGAACTGCCAGATGAATTTCGCCGGCATGGTCGTCGTTGGCGATAGCACAAACGGCAATGTCTACGAATACGACCTAGAGACATACACCGACAACGGCGCGCCTATCCCGCGCATCCGGTCATCACCGCACCTGGCCAGCGCGCTTAACAACGTCATTTATGACAGCCTCCAGGTCGATTTGGAAACCGGCGTGGGGCTTGGCGACGGCAGCGACCCGCAAGCCATGCTGCGCTGGTCGGACGATGGCGGCTTTTCATGGTCGAATGAGGTCTGGACGTCTGTCGGCAAGATCGGCGCGCGCAACACGCGGGCGATCTGGCGGCGGCTCGGCGTGTCGCGTGACCGGGTGTTTGAGGTCACGATTACCGACCCCGTGAAGGTGGCGATTATCGGCGCGACGGTGGCAACGCGCGGGGCGGCGTCGTGACGGTTAAATTCATCGCGCCGCGCGTGCCGCTGGTCGATCCCAGCACCGGGCTGATGGCGCGGGAATGGTATCGGTTCTTCGGTGACTTTTTCACAGCGACGGCCAACGGCGGCGCAGATAGTGCTAGCGCTCTTTATCAAAATGGTATACTGGACGGGCAGCAGTTAAGCACAAACGAGCTTGCCGCGCGCGTCGCAGAATTGGAAAAGGGCCTCGACAGCCTCCGAAGAGGAAGTGTCGTGCTCTGATGGCTGTGACGATCAAACCTTTGATTGCGCCAAAGCAAGCCGAAATCACGGCTGTCGTGCAATACACCGCGCCTGCCAGCGTTAAGACGATCATCGACAAGATGACCGCGACCAACACGACGGGCGCGGCGGCTGCCATCACGGTTTATCTGGTAACGGCGGCGGGTTCGGCTGGCACGGCCAACACTATCATCGCGGCGCAATCGGTCGCGGCGGGGACGTGCTACACCTGCCCTGAGATTGTCGGCCACGTGCTGAACCAGGGCGACAGCATCGCAACGCTGGCGGGGACGGTTTCAAGCATCACGATCCGCGCATCCGGGCGGGAAGTATCATGATGCAGTTCACACCCTATGACGTCGCCGTGATCGCGCCGCCAACCCCTTTCACACCCATCGACATGGAATGGCGCGAGACAGCACTTGCCGTCCGGGCGCGCATAGATGGCCTGCAAAACACCATCGCGGCAATGCCGCAAGCCGAGGTGGAAACCCGGCATTATCGCGTGAACGGGCTGTATGCGCGCGAGGTGTTTATGCCTGCCGGCCTCCTTGTTATCGGCAAGATACACGCGAAAGACCATATCAATATTCTATCGCAAGGCGACGTTACAATTCTGACCGAGGCAGGCGCGCGGCGAATAACCGCGCCGGCAACCTTTGAAGCGCGGGCGGGCCGCAAGACGGTGGGCTATACGCACACAGACTGCACGTGGACGACGTTCCACGCCAACCCAGACAACATTGCCGACAACGACGAGATGGAAGCCGTTTGCATTGCCAAGGATTACCCGGACGCAATCACTTATTTGGCGGAGCAGCGCTAATGGCGTTTATAGCAGTTGCAACTGTCGGTGCTGCGGCGATCGGTGCCGGCGCGGGCCTTATCGGTGCCGGCAAGGCTTCAAAGGCGCAGCGCGAGGCGACGAACACCAACACGGCGTTGCAGCGCGAGCAAAACGCACAGGCGCAAGCGCAGTTCGAGCAGGGCCGCGCCGATCTCGCGCCTTACCGTGATGCGGGCTATACCGCGCTGGGCCAGCTTTCGCGCGGCACGGCGGACGGCGGCGAGTTCAACCGCAACTTCAGCATGGCGGATTTCCAGGCAGATCCCGGCTTTGCGTTCAGGCAGCAGGAAGCCAACCAACAGATGGAACGCGGCGCGGCGGCGCGCGGCGGGGTGCTATCGGGCGGCACGCTCAAGGCAATGACGCGTTACAACCAGGACGCCGCGTCGCAAGAATACGGCAACGCTTACAGCCGGTATAACAACGATGTGACGACGCGTTACAACCGCCTCGCGGGCGTTGCCGGCACCGGGCAGCAGGCGACGAATAGCAACATTCAAGCCGGCCAACAGAACACCATGAACCAGCAGGGCGGCGTGAATAACATCATGTCGAACAACAACGCGGGTGCCAACGCGCGGGCGTCGCAATACGCGGCGGGCGCCAATGCAATCGGCGGCGCTGCGAACAGCGTGGGGCAGTTCTTCCAGTTGCGCAGCCTTATTGGGCCGGGCGGCCTTGGCGGCGGCAGCATGACAGCGCCCAGCGTCGATGTTCCCGGCACTGGCACTTTGCCCGGCGTTACCTTGCCGCGTTTCAGGGGCTGACATGACCGAACTTGACCCCAGAATAATCATGCAGGCCGGGCGCTTCGAGGCACCGGACTTCGCGCAAACCCTTGGACAAATATCGAATTTGCGCGCGCAAGCCGGGCAGCAGCGCGCGCAGGAGATGCAGCTTGCGCAGTTGACACGCCAGAACGCGGCGGCGGACGCCAAGCAGGCCGCATTGCAAGGCGCGGTCGGTGCCGATGGCCAGATCGACTATGGCAAGGTTCGCGGCGCGATGATCGGCGCGGGCGATGTCGAGGGCGCGATGTCGATCGACACGAATCAGGCCAACCAGCAAAAAGCGCAGCTTGAGCTTCGGCAAAAGCAGACCGATCGCGGCATCGCGCTGATTGGCGGCGTGTTTGACCAGGCGTCTCTAGATCAAGTGCGGGCGCAAGCCGAGGCCGAGGGCTTGCCGTCTGCCAACATCCCGACGGTGTTTGAGCCTAACCAGATGCGTAAAATCTTTTTGCACGGNNTGTCGNTCAAGGACCAGCTTGCAGCGGAGGCAGCGGAGGCCGCCGCCGCATACACCAAAGACAAGGACGACCGCAATTTCCAATACCGGGCGGGCAATGACTCGGCCAATCGTGGCGTGACGGTGCGCGGGCAGAACATGGCCGACGCACGGGCGCGGGAAACCGCACGCCCCGCACCGCTAAATGGTGGCGGCAAGACACTTCCAGTCGGGGAGATCGACAAGTTCGCCACATCCGCAAACACCGTGCAAAGCATCCGCGACTTGCGCGGCAGCTTCAAAAACGGCTTTTCCGGGCTTGGAACCAGCCTCGGCAACGTCATTGGGCGCTTCGGTGTAGGCAGCGCCGCGCAAGGCGAGCAGGCCGACTGGTGGCAGTCGATGGACGCATTCGACAACGTGGTGCGTAACCAGTTGTTTGGCGCCAGCCTCACCACTGGCGAACAGCAGGCGTGGGAGCGCACGACTGTGACGCCCGGCATGGACCCGGCCCGCATCCGAGCCAACCTCAAGGCGCGTGATGCGCTGCTTGACCGCGCGCTAAGCCGCAAGGCGCAGGCGTATGAGGCGGGCGGCTATAATGCGGGCGGCGTCACGAGGGCGCTTGCACCGACAGCCGCAGCGCCGGACCCTGCGCCGGGCAAAGCGCAGGCAGCCATCGGCGGCGGGACATTGCGGCCAGGGGCGGGCGGTGTGTTTGTGTGGAAGCCGGGCAAGTGAGGGTTCGCGGCCCAAACGGCAAGGTTGTCGAGTTTCCCGACGGCACCGACGCCGCGACGATTAACGACGTGATGGCGCAGTTTAATGCGCCCGCGCCGCCCGCATCAGCACCCAAGCCCCCAAGCGACAACAGCGCCGCGCGCGGCTTCGCCCTTGGCGTTGCAAAGCCCTTGGACAACCTCACCAGCGCCGCGATGCAGATTCCGGGCGTGGCGGCGCTGGATCGGCTGGGCACGCGCATGGGAATTCCCGGTGCCGAGGGCCTTGTGGCGGCAAACGACGCAGCGCGGGCAAACAATAGCCGGACGGGGTATCAAGCGCTCGGCAACATCGTCGGAGCCGCGCCAACGATGGCGTTGCCGGGCGGCGCTGCGGTGCAGGGCATGGCGGGCGGTGCGTTGCTGTCGAACGCCAAAGACCCGCTGGGCGTCGCCAAGGACACCGCGTTAGGCGCTGTCGCGGGCTTCGGCGGCGACAAGTTGCTAAGGGGCGCGGCTGGCGTCATCGCGCCGCAATTCAGCAAAGGCATGCGCGCGCTGGCCGACGCCGATATACCGGTTACGATAGGGCAGCTTGCCCGTGACGGCGGCAGCGCAATCGGCAAGGCCATCGGCGGTGTTGAAGACGCGCTAACGAGCGTCCCCTTTATCGGTGACATGGTGAACAGCGCCCGCGACCGTGGGACATTGGCGTTCAATGCCAGCGTGCTGAACAGGTCGCTCGGCGCGATAGGTGAGAAGTTGCCCAAGGGCCTTCAGGCAGGCCGCGATGCTGTTAAATACGTTGGCGACACGTTCAGCGCCGAATACGACAAACTGGTTCCCAATCTTTCGGTAACATTTGATGATGCGTTTCGCGCCCAAGTCGACAAGAGCGCGGGCGCGCTGCGCACCCTCCCGCAGGCGATGCAAAAACAATTCACGCAAATCGTGCGGTCTATCTTTGAAAACCGTGCAGCAGGCGGAAGCATGGCGGGGCAGGCGCTCAAGGATGCGCAGTCGCGGCTCAGGGA